CTCTGGCTCCCTTTCGGTTCCCTCAAACCGTTAGACCATGTACAAACCACTACCTACTTACCGTGCTGACGTCATCCGGCACTCAACCGTTGGTGACACAGTTTACGTTCAGAAAGTCGGAAGCGATATCACCTCTTCTGGAGGAGTCGTCATCACCGACACTGTTCGTCGACTGCGTCCCACTGAGTTGATGCCTGCGACCACGCAGCGATCGGTCGAGGTAGCGGTACATACATCGGACCTCACGACAGTTGGCAGTGAGGAGGATTCCGAGTGGGGCCCGGTACGCTATTTCGTAGCGCCCGGTCCCCGCCTGGGTCTTCACACTGCACACGGCCCCGACTTTGTCCCTCTCGAAGCAAAGCTTCGGAAGAAGATAAAGTCCGAAACTGTGAACGTCGCGGTTGCCCTTGCGGAGCGCAAACAGACTGCTGGTCTCGTCTCTAGTGCTGTCAAGGGTATCTTATCTTTCTATCGCTCAGTTAGGGATAAAACTCTCTTCGCCCAGCTGCTACGCCGGAGAAGAAAGAGTCTACCCCCTGACTTCCACAGGCTGCAACCTCGCGTCCGACAGCAATTACTGCGTCAGCGTGAGGGCCTGCTGGAATCCCGGAGTCGCGACCTGGCTGACGCCTGGCTGCAATTCTCCTTCGGGATGAAGCCTCTCTACGGAGATATCAACGCCGCGGTCGAGGAAACCATACGGTCGTGCTCTGAGGGTATCACGATGTGGGTTCGCACCCACTCGGAACACACCATGAAGAGCTCGATAATGGTCACTTACCAAGGCGAGTCGTTCGTTTGCACGTTCGACGAGATCATGCGGCTCAGGGCCAAGGCCTCGTTCCGCATCTCTGATACCGTAGAAAACCGAGCTGTAGCGATGGGACTCACCAACCCGTTGCAAGTTGCGTGGGAGCTAGTGCCGTACAGTTTCGTCATCGACTGGATCTTACCGGTCGGCGACTATCTGTCATCGCTAGATTCCTTACTCAGCGCCTCAAACCTCACGGTCTACCGTGGCGTGAGCCACGAGAAGAACTATGAGGTGCTCCATCGCGGGAATAGTGCCTCGTCGAAGTATCATGCGAAGATTCGTCATCTTCCGAACTCGACTTTGGCTCTGCCTCGCTTGGAGTTTGGGCATAGCGGGAACAAGTGGTTGCAACTCGCCCACTCTCTCGCCTTACTCAGACAGCTCAAACGTTAACCAGCAATCCATCAATCTTCAACAAATTCCGAGGTACTTCATGCCCCAAATCACCGGTGCCATCGTTCTGGCCGACGGCCAAGCGACCCCTGTCAACGTCTCGTTCGTTCCAGAGAAGATCACCTCCGAGGAGGCAGTCTTCGTGGATCGTTCGAGCGCCA